TTGATGATTGACGACAGCGCTTTCCAACGACGAGTCGATGGGTTCTTGTATGCGTTTGCCTCGTCAACAATCACGAGGTCGAACTTGCCGTTGGCGTTGATCTCATCCGCAATCAAATTCAAACCATCGTAGTTGGCGATGACGATCTCGTAGTTCTGCTGAATCATCTCGATGCGACGAGTTGACTGCGCATGGTGGGCCACCACTGCTGAGCGATGGATGATGCTGCTACCGATGTCACCCATCCACGCGCTGTGCATGATCGAGAGTGGGCACAGAATCAATACGCGGCGAACTTCACCACGCTTCATCAAGTAGTCAGCCGCCCACAATGCAGAGAGCGTCTTGCCTGTTCCGGGGTCGTTGAAACAAAACGCACGGCGGTGTGCCGTGAGGAAAGCAGCAGTCTCAATCTGGTGAGCCATTGGTTTGTAGCGACCGGGCCAGTCATAGCGCCGAGTGATAGGCATGGGGACATTCTTAACGCCGAGGTTCTTCAATACACGACACTCATCTAAGCCCCAGTAGACAGCAACCTCATAGATGCCGTTCTTCTCAGAAACAACTTTGTGCTTTGGGATGATGCTGTACTTGTGTGGGTTGCGTGTGCGTAATAGCAACGCTTTGTCTTCGATTATTTCCACTTGCTTCTCCTGTTATTCATTCTGGTTTTCTGCAAACGTATCGCGCTCGATCTGTTAGGTAGTGCATTTCTAGGTGCGCCATCTGTCTCAAGCGTTTGTATGCGATGAGGAAGAACTCATCTTCCTCAACGGTTTCTAGGTCAACCCATTCATTACCGAAACGTGTTACCCAGAGATCAACCAACGTAGATATAGGTGCTTTAAAAGCTGCGTGCTCATTGAGCTCGATCATGTTGGTTCTTGCCTCGGGCCAATGATTTGGTTTTTCAGGCGCGGGTTTAGCGGATGCCCCCGTTGCGTTGTGAAACATGTTCGAGGGCACAACGCTATTTACCTTTAATGGTGTGGTCTGAGTTACGTGCATAGCTTCGATTGTCACTGGCTGACTTGACTCGAAGGTTAGATCGAACTGTCTTTCCGCCTTTGCTAAGTGCTTGCTTGTGATCGACATCTTTGCCATCTCCTTTGTGTACTTTTCCTTCGCGCTCCATGATGGCGCGGGCTTGGTTGCGGGCAGCGCGTTTCTTTTTGACCTCTGGCTTTTGGTCATACGCTGGGTATGCGGGGCGGTCTTCTTTGTTTTTGTAGGGCATGATGATTCCTATCTGACTTGGTTAACTTTTGAAAGCGCTTGCAGTCCATCAACTACACGCGCAGGTTGGTCTTTGACGTTCTTAATTTTCATCACGTCATGTGCTAGGCGTAGCGCCATAACTGTCGCACATTCTGGGTGAAACCACAAGGTTGTGTAGCCTTCCACCCAGTCAAACACTTTGGCAAAACGCGGGTCTTTTGATTGCGACATCTGCCCCTCACCCCCGTGCTCTATGGCGTGCTGGTCTTCTCTAATATCTCCGTGGCAGATGTGACATTTGCACGGCGTCATGTTGAACTCGTGTGGTGTTTGTAACCCCATTGCTTTCTCCTAGTGTTTTTTGTTGAACTCGCACGTCTTCACCGGACACCAACCGCACAGTGGCGTTTGGTTCGGGTTCCATACGTTGTTGTCGAAGCTGGCTTCGAGTCGAGCGGTGCGCTCGCGGTACTTCCACCAAACGGCATCGGCTTGCTCGCGCATCATCTGCATACGAACCATATCATTCTTGACCAAAAACAGCAACGCTGAGTTGACCTTGCGGATGTGTGGGAAGTAGACAAACACCATGATGGACATGAGCATCAACTGCTCACGGTCAGGGTACTTGTTGTTGCCTGTCTTGTAGTCCACCACCCACGCTGTCAGGTTGTCGTCATCAACGATGAGCAAGTCGGCAATGCCGCGCACCCATACGTCTTTGGATTTCCAGTCCGTTGGCTTCAAGTCAGTGGTCAGCGCCATCTCAAACTCGGCGAGCTTGCGTCCGGGCTTGGCGATCAACTTGTCCACCACGTCTTTGAACTGCGCGTGCTCTGGTGGGATTGGCTTGCCGTCACGCACATACAACTCCAAGCTCTCATGCACCTGATTGCCGTAGCGTGTTGCCTCTGTCTCAGTGAACGGGTAGTTCTTCAAGACCTTGACTTCGTGATAGCGCCGAGCGCAGCCCTCAAAGTCTTTGAGGGAGGAGTGTGACCAAGCTGGTTGTTTTTTCATGGTGTTTAGAATTTGGCGCTGTTGACTGCATTGGTCAGTCGGTTGGCAAAGGCTGTAACGAAACGCTCGTTGTCGCACAGGTCGTGGCCCATGTCGTGCAAGATAGCGTGAGTCAACTCATGCCAGAACGCGTCATCAATTTCTTCCTCGGCCAGAGGTGTGCCAAAGCTGTCGAACTTGGCTAGGTTGATGAGCTTCAAGTCGTAGTGCGTACGACCTAGCGACGAGGGGTTGTGTATCTTGTAGGTGAACTGGACTTGGTATGTCTTGTTGCCTACTGTGACTTCGATTGGTATCTTCATTTTGCTTCTCCTAGTTTTTCGCTAAACCATACCGGCGGTGGTGACCACCATCGGCATCCAGTGGTATGTTGGGCAGGTACTTCGGCTCCATAGTCATCTGCGCCAAGACCCAAGTCTTAGCTTCAGCGGCTTCTGCCTCCGGTGCAACAGCGATCAACTCGTCGTGCACCGTGCCCTTCACTGGGTAGCGTTTAGCCACCCGCAACATACCATCCGTCATAACTATCCGAGCAACACCTTGCACGATGTTGTTCGTTATTTTTCCCGCGTAGAGCTTAGTCTCATCATCACCGTACACCCATTGCAGGGGGCCAGTGCGATTACCGTCCGCATCTTTTTCCTTTACTTGTCTGAGGTTAGGATACCTCAAACTCATGCCACTTGGCAAGACAATTTCTTCTTTCTTGAAGGTGATGCACTTGTATGTGTGTTCGTGCCCTTCGTACAAAGAACTTACCAACAACGAGGAACACATCTCCCAGAAGCCCACCACGGGGTACGCCGTACTGCGGTAGATGTCGATGATCTTCTTAGCCGCCACACAGTGCGTCAACAACTCCTCATCGGTGCAGGTGTGGGGGATTTCCAACATCTTCTCGACGTTGTCTTTGTAGTCTAGGAACGACTGGACGTACGTAGCATTGACTCCCAGCTTTTTTGCAAACGTCTTGTCGTAACGCTGTGGCGGCGCACCGAGGAAACCGACAAGGAGTTGCGCAGCGAAGGAAGCCCAACCCAGTCCATAGCCACAGCCAAGCAACGCGCTCTTTGCCGACTGCCTGAGATCAGGATGGGACTCTTTGGTGAGATCGGGGATGTTGAACATCTGAGCGCCGAACGCCGCGTAAGGGTCACCGCCAGCACGGAAGATGTCAAGCATATCTGTGTAGTCAGCCAGCCACGCAAGGACTCGCGGCTCAATTTGTGAGAGATCGCCGACGACGAGTTCGTACCCATCGGGAGCCATAATTGCTTTGCGTAAGAACGAACCTCGCTTGAGGTTTTGCATGTTGATGGCTGAGCCTTTGCTCGCCGTCCAACGACCCGATAGCGCCCCATAGTACGAAAGAGGGACAGGCAACGCGCCACGACGGGAGATGTCAAGAAAGCGTTGAGCTCGTGTTCGTTCAGTTGTTGACTTAACTTTGAGGCGAGCTTCGCAGAGTAGTGCGATGTCCTCGTTCGAGCCGTTAAGTAGTTGCTGGAATAGCGCATCATTCTTTGCGAGCGCAAGAGCTGGCTTGCCAGTGGTCTTGCTTTTCTTATACGGCGCAGGTGTGCCAAGAGATTCAAGAACTTTCGCGAACTGTGCGTTCGACGCGAGTGCAGCTTCCTCGACGCCGAGCTTACCCAGTAAGGCTTCACGTTTCGTTTTCTCGTCATGCAGTGCTCCTGTCAACATCTCACTATCAAGTTCGAGCACGGGCTCGGTGTACATCTTCAGCGTCATGTCGATGAGCTGAAGTTCTTTGGTGGGGTACTTGCCCCTTATCGTGTCCGTCGTCGGTTCGTAACCAATGTAGAGCTTGCCAAAGATTTGTTCGCAAAGAAATACGTCGTGTTGACAGTAAGCTGCGAGTTCTTTCTCCATCTGCGGATTGAGTTCCGTGACGCCATCGGTGGAGTACACGGCCTTGCCCTTCGCTGGGAGCCCGAAGACTTCTGCAAGTTTGGCGAGGGAGTTACCCACTTCCACCCCGCGCAGGGCACGAGCCATACTAAGGCTGTCAAGAATAAAGCAAGGCCGAACTCCGTAGACCCAGCTGAGGATGGATACATCGAATTGAGCATTGTGAGCGAGAACAGCAGTAGTAGACCAATCAAACGTAGAAAAAATCCGTGGGAGCTCTTCGTGGTTGTACCACTGGATGATTCCGTCACTGCCGTAGACGTGCACGCATGCGCCGAACGCTTTGAATCTTGGGTCACGAACATACTCCTCTGTTGTCATCTTCGATAGCGTGTACTCTTTGCTGTCCCAGCGCGTCTCGAAGTCGATGGTTACGATTTGTTTAAATGGGGCGCTCAATTCATCATCTCCTTGGGCGGTGCGCCCTCCATGTTTAGTTCTTTGAACATGCCCTCGAGCTTGCCCAGTGTGAGTGCCGCCTCCATCTCGTCAGCATTGATCGTCAACAGCGCGGCTGTCTCGCTGTCGTCATTACCCACAACAATGACTGCGTGGTGCTTCGGGTCGAGGTAGCACTGGATGATCTTCTTCACCACGATGCGCAGGTGTTCGCGTTGTTCTTGGCTTAGCTGGTCCACTTGTTCCATGAACTCCAGCGCCGCCTTGGTTTCTTCAAATGTCCGTCTTGTCATTCTTCGCTCCTAAAAAAGTTTCCAACTCATGTATGTTGGTCTCGTTGATAACCAGCGTGCTTCCGCCGCTGTCCCTAATGCGTTGCAGGTTGTCTTCCTGTAACGCTGTGGTCTTGCCTTTGCCAGCCTTCGCCTCCACCCCCACGAAATGCCCAGCGTGACAAACTAAAAAGTCAGGCACGCCGCTGCTTCCATAACCCGTTCCAATCGGCATAGCGTAGTACGTCCGTGTAGTGTCCAGAATCTTTCGAATCTGCTTCTTTACTTTTGCTTCGGGCGTCATTGCCATTGTGTTGTCCTTCTAGTATTTTCTTTGCTATCGCCATCTGCGATGCGTTGATGATTATTTTCTTTGTGCCGATCTGACCGCCGTTGATCTGCTTAGCTATCTGTTGAAGATAGCTAGACATGCCCAAACCAACACCCCAGAACTTGCTGTTCTCTTCGTCGCAGTACTTGTCGAGGTCTTCTCCCTTGAGGTACTTAGGCTCGCCGTCCAGCACCATCACGTCCTTGGTGCGCAGTACAGCGTAGCGATCTTTGCTGATTGCCAGCTTGTCACGATCTTCACGGAAGTGGTTCGCTTGGTAACGATAATCGTCGCGTTCATTTGCCAGCATGTCGATGCGCTTCTTCAACTGCTCGTTCTCTTGTTGCAACGTCATGCGCTTACGCTCATGCGGTTTGGTTTTCCAGTCAGGTTTGCTCATTGAGAAACTCCTTGTGTTCAGCTTCGTACTTGGCGTACTCCGCACCAAACATCTCGTTCAGCGCAGGTGTCAGCTCTTTAAGCAAGTCAGCGCGGCTGATCGGGCCTCTGTGTGGCAAGCAGTCGATGTAGTCATCCAGCTCTTTGCCTTTCAAATACTTCGCGCCATCCTCTGCCATGATGACAACTTCTAACTGGCGCATGCGGCGGTAACGCATCGCATCGCCTTCTAAACTATCGACAGTCTTTTTCAAACGCTTGATGTACTCTTGTGCTTCGCGTAGCTTTTGTTTCTCGTCCATGATCTTCTCCTGTTGTGTTGTAAGGGTGAGGGGGACAGTAGATTACGCACCCCCTCGTTGCGTTGAGAGCGGATGGTGTGGGGACAATCCTTGTGGCCGAGGCCCACACCACCAACAAAATGTGTTCGCATCTACAAGGCTTGCACACGTTGCTTCATGAATTACCTCAGCCTGTCAGTTCCTTTAGTTTGAGTTTGTAGTGATGCCACTTGTCTGCGTCAGGCGAATCTTTCTTGCCTTGACGCATGGCGTACTTGATGAGGTTACCTTTGAGGTAACCACGGAATTCTTCTGGTGTGAGTAGCGCCTCCATCACAGTCCACGGCTGAACGCCCATGTCTTTGTAGTGTGTGCCACCTGCTTGGATGTCATCTGCTTTCATGCTGTTTCCTTCGGTTTGATTGGGCGCATACGTTTAGCGCGGTACTCTTTGGTAACTATGTCCATCGCACGCTCCATGTCTTGCACGGATGTATTGTCAAGCTGTGCGTCATGTAACTCAAGCACTAAGTTCATGGCCTTGAGTTCGTCTGCCTTGAGGATGAATCGCTTGGACTCGATGCCTCGCCTACCAACGGCATGCAGGGCGTCTAAGCCAGCGTTGATCTCCGTCTTCCAGTCAACGCCCAACTCGGGGCGCAGCATGGTGTATGCCTCACACATATTGAACGCCGCAATCAGGATGTCGAGGTCTGCAACAGTTGCGTCTCCCCTGCGTAGGGTGTCCATCGCATCATGGTTGCGTATGCGTAGTGTGGTGCTGTGTGTTGATGTGCTAAATGGTTTCAGTCCGTCGAGCACATAGCTCAGCGCGTTAACGCGAACGCCCTTCGGTTTGTACTTGCTTCTCTTTTTCATGACGATGCTCTCGTGCTTTTTGTTTGTCTGTGAAATATACATCGCACACCTTACAGTAGATGACCATACCGCTCGATGTGCGATGCTTGCCGCCACCACGGGTGACGGTGTAGTGAGTCCTAACTAACTCAAGACTCATTTGGTAACGTGTTTGGGAGTGCAGGTATGAATGTGCGGCTCGTCTGCCCGTAGCCAAAATTCTCTGCCGCAATCAGGGCACACAGTACGTTCTCGGTGTTGTCTAAATATCTTGTCGAAGTTTGAGTTGAACTTCTCCATGTCTGTTGGGCGCATCTTGTCGCCCTTGCCTGCTTCGTGTGTCATTTCTTCATGCTCCTTACAAATGCTGCAAAACTGTCCACTGTGTCTTGGCCAAACGCAAACTCGAAGCGCTTAATTTCTTCCGCAACTTCGAGCAAGGTCTCGTTACGCACAGCCTTGGCGAACTCTTTCACGTTGTCATAGCCAGCGTCAGCCAGCAGTTGGTTTAGTTGGTCGTTCATTTCGGTGCTCCTGCTCTGCTGTAAGTATAAAAGTTTGTCCGCTTGAGTATCTCTGCCTTGACCTCGGCCATCGTCATGCTTTGCTCTGACTTGCTTTTGATGTGCGGTTGCTTTGGTATCTTCACAGATGCACGCGGCTTTCGGATTACCTTGCGTGGCTCTTTGATCTTGCGCTCCTCTTGGTTGGCCTCGACTGTGCGAAAGTCTGTCATGAAGTCAGGGTGGTACGTCTTCATGTAGTCGGGGTGAAAGGCATTGATGATCATAGTGGGCTCTCCGGTAGTTGTTGTCGTTGTTGCTTCTCGTATTCCCGTAGTTGCTTTGGCGTCCACGGGGTTGGTGGTTGTGTCGGGAAGGGCCATGTCATACCATCCCTTGCAAGTGGTGGTACGCATCCCAGAACGCGCCTGTGTAGGGGTCGCCCCCTGCGTCAAAAGACTTGATGGTTTCTGCCGCAGCTTCTACCAGCGTCTTCATGCCTTCGGACGTAGCCGCCCCTTGATCAAAGCCTAGCTCGTAGGCATTACTCATCGCCGTGACGGTGTTCTCGTCACAGTTCACGCTACGCAACAGCGTAGTCATCTCGTCTTTAGTCATTTGTTTTTTCCTTTTGCTCTGTCCGTTACTCTTTCCATTGCATCGCCATAACTCATACCCAACGCCTTATCAATTAGGGCCAATGATGTGTTAATAATCCCAGCAAACGACGGCTCCATTTCTTTGATGACGTTTAGCGTTATCTTTGCGTCTTCCAACGCTTCAATGTCTGCGCTGTTGGCCTCATACAGCAAGTCAATGTCTTCTTGAATGGTGTCAAAGTATGGCTTGATGGGTTTGAGCGGCTTAATCCGATCAAACATTCTTTTGCCGAGTTCGTAAAACTCTTTGTCTTTGCCTGTGATGTTACTTTTAGTCATTGGTACTCCTTACATGAATGGTGTTTTGCATCTTCGCGGTCTGTCCAAGTGCCCGTGCACCCCGTACATTTAAACTTGCCTGCGGAAATTGAAAATTTACCCGTCAACCTTGGTTGAGGTAACTCTAGTTGCTTCATAAGTACATAGTCCTCCACAAGGGCGGCAAAGTGCTCGATGTCACCATGTAATGTCAGTCCGTTAGTCTCAATCAACTTAACTACTTCATCTTTAGTCATGATCTTGAATCTCCAAAAAATAAATTAAACCAACGAGCACTGCCCACGTAGCAGATACGCCTGCCAAAAGCAGCACCACGATGAGTGCGATGTTTTCTATGGCATCCATGTTTCTTTCCCCATCTCACGTAATATTCGTTGGCGTAGTGCAAAGCCCCACGCTAAGCCCCAGATAACCCAAAGGAGGCGGTTCTGTAGGTTCCAGTTGGCGGGGTCTCTGTCCCAGTTTATAAACCCAACCAGCACATACACGGCGGCGATCATGATCGGGTACGCAATGTGGTCAATGTACTTCATGTGTTCTTCTCCTTGAGTTTGGTTTGAACGTTACGAATGAAGTCTTCCGCGACCCACCAGTCTCTGTCTCCGTCAAGAATCAAAGATTCGATTTCACGCTTGGTCAGGTTTTTCCACTTAGGCTTTAGAACCTTGGGCACCTTGTCCGTCTGGTCGCGCTCGCAGTACAGCGAAAGCGTATGGTCTTTGTCGAGCGCAACGCACGTTTCAACCATGTCGTGACCCCATTGTGTTTTAACTGGCGCTTTATTCCATTTAAGTTTCATGTGTTCTTCTCCTTGAGTTTGGCTTCGATGGCGCGGACAAACTCTAACAATCCGCTTGGTTCGTCTTGAATGTCGCTACCCAAAACGTCATCAATTTCTTTGTCCGTCAGCCCAACCCATGTGCGTTTTGGTTGCACGAGTTGCTCTGCCGCAAACGACATTGCTTGCCCCAACTTCTTAACAAGCACCTGTTCAATCAACGGGACAATCGACTCTTGCAAATAATCTCGCAGGGCTTTTTCTTGTTCTGCTGTCATGCGGTCTCCTTAATTTTGGTAGCAAGCGTTGCCAGATACTCTCGCGCTTGCTCAACAGGCACTTCTGCGTGGTAAAAAATCAGCGCAGCTTCTACTAGTTTGGGGCTCTGCGGTGTTGTTTTAAAAACAGCCCATAGATATTCTCGTTTTGCGCTCATGCTGCGTACCCGTCCGTGATGATTTTGTTCTTGGCTTCTTCCAGCGCCCCGATAAGCATGAGCCGGTCAGGGATGGTGGACGTCTTGATCTTGAACTGCCCTCGGTCTTTCCAAAAGCACAGCACAATCACCGTGTCAGGGTTCTCGTCTAGTGCCTCGTACAAGATCGCTGCGGCTTGTTCTTTGTGGTGGTCAGTGATTGCCACGGGCGTTAGTTTAGTCATGTGTTCTTCTCCTTAAGTTTGGCTTCAATGGCGTTGGCAAAATGATAGAGATTTGTGCCGTATGCGTTTAAACTTTCCATGATCGCGCCTTGCTCTTGCTCTGTCAGCCCAACCCATGTGCGTTGTGGTGGTGTGTTTTTGACGGGAGTCACCCACATGGATGCAACATTGCCAGATGACGGGTCTTGGTCGTACACCCAAGGTAGCAAACCGTGGTTGACATCTTGCCGTGGTGTTTTTGGTAAATAAATCTTGAACGCCACAGGCTCGCCCTGCTCTTGCTTTGCTAGTGCTTCTTTAAGTTGCTCAATGAAACTGTTGTACTCCATCACATAGGCATGGCGTTCGTTGTCGGCAACAAGGTGCTGGTTGTCTTCCAAAAACTCCAATGCTTGTGCCAAAAGTTCTTTACTCATGCTTCACCTCAATTCTTTGCTAAGTAATACGCCGCGCACACCAACAGCGTGACGACAAGTGGTGTCCATTGTGCTTTCATATCAGCCTCCAAAGATTGTCTTCAACAAATCATATAGAGCTCGCGCTTGCATGACGCTCAACTTGTCCACTTCTTTCTGTGCATCCCAGTTGTGGTTGATCATGAGCGAGCGCTGTGTTGCTTTGCGTGGGGTATCTTGCGGTGGTAACGCGGCAATGCCAGCGGCTTGCACAGGTGCGTTTGGTGACTTCACCATCGCAGGGTTCTTGGGCTTAGGCTTCTTGAGGTTCTTACCTGCCATCGCTTTGGTTGCCTTCAACGGCACATACGCATTGGCTACTGTGGTCAGCCCACCATTGGCGTCTTGTTTCATTTGGTTCTGACGTGTCATCTGATAGATCAGCGAACGTACTGTGTTGTGCTTGAACCCTTTCTTCTCCAGCATATCTGCGTAGAACACAGGCTGTTGATTAGGGAAGTCGCGCACAGCGTTGAATGTTTCGCGTGATGCGTTGTTGGTTGGCTTGAAGAGGTGGCGTGTAGTTACTTGTTCCATAGTCGCTTTCGGGTTGTTGGTTGATTGTTTAGTTTGCTCAAGTTTGGCTTGCTCCTCCTCCCATGTTGGGAGGATGGCTTGCAGTTGGTCGCGTAAAGAAGGCATGACCGTTCCCTTTCTTAAAAGTCAGGCACAAAAGTTAAACGAGATTCGGTTTCGAACTCGCGCTGATTTTGAATTGCATAGAGCATCACTAGGTTGTCTAGCGTTTCGTTTGCGAGGTCGATACCTCGTTGTTTCCATACGCGGTCAACATCCTTGTAGGCTATCGACACTTGTACGGCAACGTCTGCCACAACAAACCCAATGCGGGGTCGTTGTAGCTTGTGGTAGTTACTACCCATAGCGTGTGCTATCCATAAAAAGCCGCGCTTGCCGTTATAGTTTTGTATCTTCTGTTCTTTCCACTCGTAGTAGACATAGAACGGCTTGTCGTGTGGGCCTCGTGAAGCCGAGCTCATCTCTGCGCTCAACACCTCAACCTTAGAAGGAAAACTTATTAAGGATTGCATCGACTGCTTTCTTGGTGTCCTGACGGACATACTCGTTCTTGCGTAGCTCTTGTGGAGTCACGCCCAGTAACGCTTGCTCTAACTCTTTGCGTGCGGCTTCGAGTGTTGCATCTCCCACTACGTTCAGCGCCTTGGTCAAGTCGCACAACTCCAACGCACCATCGACAAGAGAGTCGTGGAAGCGGCGTTGCTTAGCCTCACCCTGCACATAGTCGGTGGTCAGTCGGTCAGACATACGCTTCATGTGTTCACCCAAGCGGTTGCGAATGTCACGCATAGCTGACTCGATACGTTCCTCTGCCATCTCGTTGAGACGTGTGCGTAGTTCCTCTTGTGCCTCGTTGCCGATGTCCACACGGAAGTCCCCCGCAGTAGGCACAGGTAGGAAGCCGATACGGAAAGCGAACTTGGTCACCATCTCGTTGGCTGTGGGGTAGTCAGAACGCTTGAACATATCGCCCAACGACAAGGCTTGCGCCGAGATCAACGTGGGATAGATCGTCACGAACTCAGCGACCAGTCGCTCGAACTCTTCCTCGAACTGATTCATCTTCTCGGTGAACGAAACGAAGTTGACAGTAGGCAAGAGGCGCAAGCCTGAGTCAGACCAAGGTAGCGTGTGGTCATACACATAGGTACGCGCACGACCCACCATCTGTTGAATGACGTCGAGTTCTGTGCGACCTGCAAGCAGGTGCTTGTTGACGCGTGCCGCATCCTTGGCGGTTGCGTTCTTGGTTGCGACTACCTCATCTGTCGTTGACTTGTCTAGCTTGCGTGCTGTCCACACAGAAGCATTGAACTCCACCAACATAGCGCAGGTGTCGAGGTTGTAACGTGGTTGTGTTGTCATGATTGCTCTCCTTGATTGAAACGAAATAAACAAAGGGTCTTCAATGCTTCGATGTCACCGCCCTCATCTGTGCCATCGTGTCTTGCTTGCATCAACCATATCCCATGCCTGAGCATGATCATGATGCTGTTCTTGTAAGGCGT